TTGGTTTCAAACATTAGTTGCGGCGTATCAAGAAGCCCTTGTTTTCGGAACCGTCGTCTCCCACCAATACTGGGAGTACAAGGAAGAGAAGATAAAAACTAGGGAGACCGTTCTTGATGAAGCCGGTAACCCAGTTCTGGACGAAGAAGGCAACGAGTTGGAAGATGTTGTTGAGGAGAAGCGGATTGTAAAAGATTGTCCGTATATTCGGTTGATAGCGGCAGAGAATTTCCGAATCGATCCAGCCGCAGACTGGCTTGATCCTATTGGAACATCCCCTTTTGTGATTGAAATCATACCGATGTACCTCCAAGACGTTATGGAGCGTATGCGTAATATTGACCCGAAAACTGGTGAGCCTAAATGGAAGCGCCTGAAACTTGGTGAACTTCTTGAGTCTTCAAAACGCACGGAGTTTGATTCAACTCGTCAAACCCGGCAAGGAAAGAGGCAAGACCCTTTAACTGATCGACAGGAAAGTATCTCTGAATACCAGACAATATTTGTTCACAAGAATATTGTTAGGAAGAATGGGGAGGACTGGATTTACTACACCGCTGGAACTCAGCATCTGTTAACTGATCCAAAGCCGTTACGCGAAGCCTACCCGCATCTAAGAGAAGGAGAGCGTCCTTATGTTATGGGCGGCACTGTTATTGAGGCGCATCGCACTTACCCAACGTCCTTGATAGAACTAACTCAGGACTTACAGACAGCGGCTAACGACATAGCGAACCAAAGGACAGATAACGTCCAACTTGTTCTGAACAAGCGTTACCACATCCGCAGAAGCGCAAACATAGACATACACGCCCTGAAAAGAAGTGTTCCGGGCGGTTCTGTGATGATGGACGACCCGCACAGTGACGTGGCTGTCATTGCGACGCCTGATGTTACAGCGAGCGCCTACGAAGAGCAGGATCGGCTGAATATTGACTTTGATGATATTGCGGGGAACTTCTCTCAAGGAAGCGTTCAAAGCAATCGCATGATGAACGAAACGGTTGGCGGGATGGAGATGCTCTCTTCAAATGCTAACTCGATGATCGAGTACATGATTAGGACATTCGCTGAGACATGGATTGAGCCTGTCATCATGCAACTCATTCGCCTAGAGCAGTACTACGAGACTGATGAGGTTGTTCTACAGGTCGCGACAAACAGGGCGGAGCAAGAGAACAAGGAAGAGCCGGGTTTCTATCAGAGATTCACCGGCCCAGAAACAGACAACCTTCTACGCCATGAAATGACCGTCGGCGTAAACGTCGGAACAGGCGCTACCGATCCGGTCAAGAAAATTGAAAGATTACTTCTCGGCATCAGGACGATGGGCGAGATTAACCCTGACCTGATTAACTTCCTAAACCAAGGTGAGATAACCAAGGAAGTCTTTGGCGCTCTTGGATATAAAGACGGCAAGCGGTTCGTTGCCGAGGAAGAGCAACCCCGTATCGATATGCTCGTCGGCCAGATCGAAGAGTTGAGTGGCGCTGTCCAGCAACTTATGGATCAAGGTGCGGCGAAACAGATCGACGCTGAAGCCAGAATACTATCGGCTCAGATCAAGGGTCAGTCCGAGGTGCAGGCGGCAAAAGAGAAGGCTATGGGCGACATTACGTCTACCCAGATTTCCACTGACGCCCGTGAACGTGGCGACATTATGAAACAGCAGGTCGGCATAATCGAAGCCCGTATAAAGGCAGAGAAGAATGACATTGCTCGTGGCGAATTAATCCTTCAGAAGGAGGCGCTTGTTCACAAGATGCTTCTGGAGGAGGACGCCGCTATTGGTGTTGCCCCCGGAAACGATGAAGGAAAACAAATGTCTGATGTCTTGATGAATGATAAGTACGGGAATATCCCCGGTGCTGAAGGATAGTAATTGATGGATGAGACAGAGTTGTTAATTGCGGAGGCCCGCCTTGGCCTTCAAACAAAAGAATTTTTGAAGTCCCCTGTTGGTAAGTTCATTGCTGGCAGAGCGCTCAAGGCCAAACAAGAAGCCTTTGAAGCGTGGATTAATATAGAGCCTTGCGAAGAAGAGGCCATCAGGGAACTTCAATTCCGCGCTAGGTTGCCTCAGATAGTCATAGCATGGCTTGACGAGGCTATTAACCAAGCAAAATACGCAGAGGAAACTCTTAATGAGTTTCAGGAGTAAAGCATGGACGCTATCCAACCGGACGTGGACTTAGTAGAAAAAGAAAGTCTCACAAATCATCAATCAGAAATAGAAAGAATCGCTGAAAAGGTTCACGAAGATCACGAGACAGAAGGACAGTATACAGAAGAAGAGACCCCAAACTATGACGAGGATCGCATCGCGGTTCCGCTGGTTAAAAAAGGGGAGTCTTGGTACGCAACTGCCAAAGTTAACGGTGAAGCCGTGGACGTGGAATGGGATGAAATATTAGCCCAGTACCAGAAGAACTCTTCAGCCGACAAAAGACTTCAAGAGGCTTCAGAGCGCCAACGAGAGTTGGAAGATTATGAAGCCAAATTGAATGCCTATAGGTCAGACCTAGAGGCTAAAACCCGCCAGCCATCCCCGGACGCTGGCACAACACAATCGCCATCCTCGGACGCGACTGATGCTCTATATGAGCAATATCACGATGCCCTCTTTCAAGGCGATGAAAATAAAGCAAGCAGTTTGCTTAAAAAGATTCGCGCCACAGACAAGCCTGCTCCGCAAGTTGATGTTAATAGCATTATTGCGCGTACAAAGGCGGAAATGCGGGAAGAGGAGAAACAGGCCAGAGACCGTGGGTATGAAATACGTCGTAAGCAAGCCGTCGAGATGTTCCATAGTGAATATCCCGATATTGCCGCCGACATAGGAATGCTTGCAGTCGCTGACCGACGTTCTGCTGAACTTTACCAAAGTAATCCCACCCGAGACCCTTGGGACATCATGCAAGAGTGCGCTTTTTACGCGCAGGATTGGTTGAAGGTCAAGGTAGATGCGATGGGCGGAGGATCGAGGGAAGTTGTGCGTCAAGAACGCAAGCAGAACATGGAGGAAGTCACTCCTAAAAATGTCAGAGCCATTATTGGTGAAGACGAACAGGAATTGTCTTACTCCGACATCATATCGGAAATGAAACAAGGTAGGGGACAACCCGCCTAGTTTCTCAATTAACTTTTAAACATAGGTACTAAGCATGGCTGGTCAAGTATGGGGAACCAATACCCTCGGTGGGTATATGTACTCCCTCAATCTGTCCAAGGAATTGCGAATGTCCCTGCGTCCGATTGTTAAATTCCGTCAGTTCGCGGATGTCAAGGATGCCGCTCATCAAGGTCTCAACAAAGGCGACACTTTCCATTGGAACGTGTATTCAACTGTTGCGACTGGTGGTGCGGCTTTAACCGAAGGCACTGCGATTGCTGAAACGAATTTCACAATCACGCAAGGAACCATGTCCATCACGGAATATGGTAATTCCATTCCTTTCACCTCCAAACTCGATGATTTGTCTGAGCATCCGGTCAAGGAGATAATCCACAAGGTCTTAAAGATAGATGCGGCACAGGTGTTAGACGGTTTGGTTGCAGACCAGATCGATACAACTCCTTTACGCGTTGTACCCACGGCGGGAACGGCAACCGATGCGGTTACCCTAACCACCAACGGTACTGCTACTTTGACCAACAACGTAGCGTTAGGCAAGGATCACGTCAAAGCAATCGTAGACATAATGAAGGAACGATCAATCCCTTCTTACGAAGGCGACGACTATTTCTGTCTGGCATGGCCTACCACGTTCCGCACCCTGAAGAACAACTTGGAGTCGATTAATCAGTACGTCGAATCCGGGTTCCAGATGATCCGTAATGGTGAAACTGGTCGTTACGAAGGAGTCCGTTTCGTCGAGCAGACGTATCGTGCCAAGGGCGGATCAGCCACTGGTATGGGTACTGCTGCTAGTACATGGTCTCTAGCCCAGTCTGATTGGGCAATTTTCTTTGGCTCCGATACGGTTGCTGAAGCGGTTGCTATCCCTGAAGAGATTAGGGGTAAGATTCCAACAGACTTCGGCAGATCGCGTGGGATCGCGTGGTACTACTTGGGAGGCGCTGGCCTCGTTCACTCTACTGCATCTGAAGCCCGCGTTGTTATGTGGGATTCGGCGGTTTAAGGGGGTACGTTATGGCGCATTCAACTCAAGGAGTAGGTGTAAAGTCAGGTCTTTCGGATCAGCAGAAGATCACCTCTTCCCTAAAGGAACTGGGCCTTGCCGCTGTTGGCAAGAACCAGCGCCCGATGGGAGTGGGTTCTTCTAGCAAAGCCCCGCAAGGGACTACGTTAGACCCAAAGCGTTAAACCGCAACGAGAGAAGGGGGGCATTAGCCCCCCTTTTTCTTTCAGGAATAAACATGGACAAAATTAAGTACAAAGTTGGATTTGAATCAAAAACTGAGATGAGTGACTCATCTATCTCCTGTCGCATTGGTTGGGATCAGCCTAAAGAGGCTCACCATGTCGAAGGTGACGAATGGGAATCTGGTGTTGTTTACCCGCAACCGATGAATGGCTCAGTCTATATGGCATGGACATGGCCGACAACGGTTCGTAAAGTGATGAACAAGAGTTAAGTCATGCCAGTTGACGCTGATGTAGAAGGAGGGTATGGGGCTGGTGGACAAGGCGCTGGCATGGGGTCAGCACAGGGGAACCAAGGATCGCCAAGTGGTGACCACCCAGATAATGATCCAAGTACCGGCCTAAATTATGGCGCTAACCAGACTGATGCCGATCTTAACCCCGGTTTCGATTTCGGAAACCTTAATCAAATTGGAATCCAAGGGGCATCTACTAATCAGCAGAACACGAACTTCGATCCATCAGCGGCCACTGCTGGTGTAAATATAGATCAGCATTCCGGTACGGCTCTTAGTTACGACTCTCAGAATACCCTCGATGACGTTGATTACTCCGCTTACGATAATATTGAAAATAGTGCTTTAGGAATGGAACAATCACCTCTGTCAGTTGCGCCGCCATCTCCTCACATGGGCATGAATCTATCCGCCGCTCAGATTCAAGGGGCCATAGATAGAAATACACAGGCTGCACAAGAGCGGGAAAAGTCTGCAAAAGAACGTCAGAGAGAGGCTCAAACTCACCCTAACAAAACGGTTCAACCCGGTAATCAATGGGGTACGGCCCTTACCGCTCCACCGTCAACTTCTTTAAGCCTTGGCCCTTATGGCACGATGGCTACCGAGGACACGGATTACGATACGACCCTTGACCCGATGGCTGTTACCAGTATCGACACTGAATCATACGATCAGGTACACGCTCCTGTCACCCAAGCCCAACACGCCTTAGATGTAGTAGAACAAGACAACATTGCAAAAGCATTAGCCGTCGAAAATACGGCAAAAAACATCAGTTTAAATGCACCAGCCACTTCACCAACCACTTCACCAACCACTTCACCAACCACTTCACCTACTGAAATATCGAACTTTAACGTAGAAGAACTCGGCCAAAGTGCGCTTACCGATTCAGAAGTGGAAGCATTTTTAGACCATATTGAATCTCTCTCCAAGAGGGATCAGGAAAAGGCTGTCAAATCGTATTTGGAGAAGAATAAAGAGAGAATTGAGAACCACAACAAAACTTACGCCAAGGAACATCCTATTAATCCGGCTATTCCGGGATTAGGTA